ATAGAATTGGTAGAGAATCTGGTTTCTTAAATGTGAACGAGATTAGACGCTTAGAAGGAATGAACGGGATTGGAGCCAAAGGCGACGAATACCTACAACCAATGAACTTTAAGAAGCTGGGGGAAAATCCAGACACAGACCAAGATGAAGAAGGATAAGAAAATTTATATTTACGACAGCATTGGCGGAGAGGGCATTGTTGCCTTGGACATTGTAAAGGAGCTTTCTGATGCCGATGGAGAAATTTCTGTACACATCAACTCCGGCGGAGGATCTGTTTCTCAAGGCATTGCAATATACAATGCACTGAAGGAATACGATGGCGATGTTCATGTAAGGGTAGACGGGCTTGCGGCCTCTATAGCTTCTGTAATAGCAATGGCCGGAGATACGGTCACCATGGCCGAAGGCTCTCTCTTGATGGTTCATATGCCTTGGACGGCAATTGCAGGCAATGCTTCAGAGCTTCGCAAGGAAGCCGAGGTACTGGATCAGCACATGGAGACCCTTATTGACATATACGAGTCCAACAGTCCTTTATCTCGATCAGAAATAGAGGCTATGCTGGCCGAGGAAACTTGGCTAACGGCTGAGGAAGCCTATGAGCTTGGAATGGTTACGGATATAGCCGGGCCACTCAAGCAGGCCGCATCTGTTAATATAGATATGTTCAACAATGCTCCTAATTACCTTCTTGAAATCCTCGATTACGGAGAAGAAGAAGAGGAAGAGGAGCAAGACATTCAAGGAAAGTCCATGGTTCCAAATGATGCAATGGCTAGAAACGCATCACGGGCCCTTGAGTGGAGGAAGGAATATGGCCGTGGAGGTACCGAGGTCGGTGTGGCACGAGCCCGTGATATTAAAAACAAAAAAGAACTTAGTCAAAGAACAGTCAACAGGATGATTAGCTATTTCGCTCGTCACGAAGTTGACAAAAAGGCTGAAGGATTTAATCAAGGCGAAAAAGGTTTTCCGTCCGCAGGCCGAATTGCGTGGGATTTGTGGGGCGGGAACGAAGCCCAGTCTTGGGCCAACGCCCGCCGAGAGGATGATTCAAAAAATTTCAATCCTGAAACCGAAGAGGCTTCTGAAAATAAATCACATGAAATTTTAAGTGAAGACAGTTCTATAAATATAGAGGAGCAAGATAATTTCGCTCGCTTGGAGGCTGCCCGCCAGCGTCTAGCGACAATAGAAAAACTGGCCAGACTCTAAGCGAGTGTCGGCCCAAATCACAACCAAATATACAACACACCTAACATGAACAAACTAATCGAAAAACGCGCTAAGCTAGTAGCTGATATGCGCAATCTTCTCGACGGTTCTGAAGGCTTATCCGCTGAGGATCAAGAAAAGTTGGCCGCGATTGAAGCCGACTTTGACTCTACGGAAAAAGCTATTCGCGCTGAAGAGAAACTGAACAAGATCGAAAGCAAGCTCGAAGCTATTGTTGAAGAAAGCTATGCTCCTTCGATTGAAAAGGAAAACAGCGTAGATGATTACAAGGGTGCTTTCGAAGAGTACGCTCGTAAGGGTCTTAGCGCTCTAAACGGTGAAAAGCTCGCCGCTTTGCAGGTTGGAACAGACAGCGAAGGTGGTTACATCGTTCCTGAGTCTTTCGAGACCAAGATCGTTGAAATCCTTCAAGATGTTAACCCATTCCGCAGCGTCGCGAACGTTATCCGCACTGCATCTGATCGCAACATCCCAGTTGAAAGCTCAATTGGTTCTTTTGCGTATGTTGCTGAAGAAGGAGCTTACGGCCTATCCGATCCTGCTTTCTCTCGCGTTGTTCTCGGAGCACACAAGAGCGGTGGCATCATCAAGGTTTCTGAAGAGTTGTTGCAGGACGCTTTCTTCAACTTGGAGACTTACCTCTCTAACGTTGCTGGACGTCGCTTTGCAAACCTCGAAGAAGCATCCTTCTGCACAGGAAACGGATCATCTGCTCCGCAGGGACTGTTTAACCCAACGTACTCCAACAATGTAACTGGAGCCGTTTCGGCAACTGCTGCAATCACAAGCGATGACCTCATCGACGTGTTCCACAGCCTTGGCCGTCAGTATCGTTCAAGCGCCACTTGGCTCATGAACGACGACGCCGTCAAGCTTATCCGCAAGCTGAAAGATCAAGACGATCAGTACCTGTGGCAACCCGGCCTGCAAGCTGGTCAGCCAGACACGATTTTGGGTCGCCCCGTTATCGTATCTACTCAGGCAACTGCTCCCGCTGCTGATGCAAAATCAGTTATCTTTGGAGACATGCAATACTACACGATTGCTGACCGTGCTGGCATCAGTGCTCAGAAATTGAATGAATTGTATGCAGCGAACGGCCAAGTTGGCTACAAATTCACTGCTAGAAACGACGCGAAGGTTATCTTGAACGAAGCCTTCACTTCTTTCACCCACGGCTCCGCTTCCTAATCTTGAGGATTAGAGCGACAATAAGTTTTGCCACAAAAAGCAGCAGCTATCAAACGGGGGAAACCTACGAGGTAGCTGCTGCCATTGGCAAACAGTGGATTGCTAATGGCTGGGCCAAGGAGGTTAAGCCACCTAGAGCAAAAAAGCCGCAGTCCAAAAAGGTAATATAATCACGCCTCCCCTTCTCAATGGTCTAAAAATTTAATCAGTGGAGACTTCACGGGTTGGGGAGGCTTACCCTTTTAATAAAGCAAATGCCTATATACTACAGCTATAAGACGACCACGGGTCCATCATCCGAGCCCATAACACTTGCTCAAGCAAAGGCTCAGTTGCGTGTAGAGTCAGACTTCACAGATGACGACACTTGGATAACTTCTGCAATTACGGTGGTCAGGGAGCAAGTAGAGGCATTAACCAATCGGGCCCTAATGCCCCAAACACTAGAGTTGGCTGTCAGTGAATTTTCTGACGAAATACAACTGCCAAAGCCGCCATACAGTAGCCTTTCCTCTATTCAATATTACGATGAGGATAATTCGCTACAAACACTTTCTACCGACTACTATATGGTAAATGATTTTGTTGAACCAGCAGTTATTGCAAAAAAGTTCAACCAAACATATCCGTCGGTTTACGATAGGCAAGACGCTATAAGAATACACTTCTCATGCGGATATGCAGATGCTGATTCTGTGCCTTGGTCAGTAAAGCAAGCTATGCTAATGCTCATAACTGACCTTTACGACAACCGAAGTGCGACAACCAATCACGGGAACACTGTCAAGGTTGACTGGACTCCGGCTGTACTAAATTTATTATCAACAACTAAATCGATTCTCTACTGATGCTTTCTGCTAGGCTGCAAATATATGCAAATAGCACTTCGGTAAATTCATATGGAGAATCGGAAACAACTCGATCTTTATATAAGACCGTGTGGGCAGAGGAGATGCTCATCAAAATGGATGAGGTCATGGACTCCAACTCGGTCAAAAGCATGGACTCTTACAAGTTTAAGCTAAGGTTTAACAGCTGGCTAACGGAAAACCACGAAATAGATTATAACGGTGGAACGCTAACGATAGATAGCATTGAGCCGTCTGGCCACCAGCTTAGGCAATGGCTTATAGTTAAGGCTACTAGACAGTCATGAACCAACGCTTAAGAATTTATACAAGAGGAACCTCGCTCAATTCTTTGGGCGAGCTTTCTAGTGTATATACGCAGAGCGGAAGCGTTTGGGGGAGGGCAAAGCACTATGTCGATGGACAAAGAATTGTTTCTGACAAGGAAAAACCTCAGCATAAAGTTGAAGTTGTTGCTAGGCATTTCTCTGGAACAACCGGAGACCAAATAGAATACAACGGATATAGATGGGAGATAGAAGGCGTAAGAAGAAATTATAGATCATCTGTAATAAATATTATTGCCAACAGGCTTTATCCAGAGGCCGCTAAATACTATCTGCAACCAAACGGCACAAATTTTTACCTTACTCCTTCGGGAGATAAATACCTTCAGTCATGAGTGATATAACAGTCAGTAGCGACATCCATACTTTCATGCAGTCGGCAACGAACTCGGCTGCTCGCGACAATCTTGGCGTAGGAGACAGCGACGCCGTAAGCCACGCATCACTGACACTAACCGGAAACGCCGAGGCGGTTGAGTTTATCGGCGACCTAGAGGGAGCGGTTCGGTTTAATGCGAAAGCTGGCGAGGCTCTAACCAAAGGGAATGCGGTTTACGTTTCTGGCGTTAGCGGGAATCTTCCAGTTGTTAGCAAAGCGGATTCGTCGGATAGTTCGACCATGCCATGTTTCGGTTTGGCCGCTTCAACGGTTTCGCTCAATGCTTCGGTTCAGATCGTAACCTTCGGCACTATTTCGGAGATTGACACATCAAGCTACACGCTCGGCGACACTTTATATATCAATGGAACCGGAACGCTTTCGGCAACGAAGCCGACAGGCGAATCGAATTTAGTTCAGAACATCGGAAAAGTACAAAGAGTCC